AAATCTAGGATAAATCTTGATTTTAAAACTATATTTATAAATCTATGATAAATATACATGAAAAAATCTAGGATAAATCTTGTAATTAATCTATGAATGTTTTATTTATTTACATATTACTGGAATACATATTCTTGATAATTGTTGACATTTTCTCTGCAATCATCTGGTTAATATTATGCTCCCTACTCAAGATATCTTTCACAACCAATTCAATGGCCTTATCAAAGAGGGAGTTTACACTATCAATACTGGTAGGATTTAAATCAAATAAATTAGGCTCTGTAAGATGAGTAGGAGGTCTTGCAAATCTCTCAGGTGTTCCAGGACACTCTCTTTCTCTGAAAACTCTAGGAGGAGTCATACATCTCATAATAGGAGTATTAAAAGGAGCACGACGAGACTTTACAGGTTCTAGAGGCTCATCATTCAATGTAAATCCCTTGAATAACTGAATCTCACTAATAGGAATACCAAGAACAAGATGAATATAATCACAAAGAGCGCACCAGACACTAGAAAGATTTTCTCTAGTTACAGATGAGGTCTCAATAATATTTGTATCATAAATATTGAAATTATTTATGAGAAGTGAACCAATATGCTTACAAGTTCCGTGCAAATTATATTTATAGGAAGGACAAGAACAAGCAAAAGGCTCATTCTGGTCATGTGCATCAAGTACGTTGATGGTATACTCCTTGTCACTATCCTCACTTCTGATTACAAATGAGGCATTTGATGATTCAGTAGCGGGAGTAAAGCTGATAGGAGTAACTTTCATTTTATGTGCATTGTACAACATTTCTCGGGCATAGTTAGGAGTATTGGTAATAAGCTCATCAAAGGTATTAAACATCATATTGGTCTTGATCTTGGGATTGGTAGTCTTGAAATGTATATCACACTAGCGTACCTTTATATAGATGGAAATTTAAATTTCATTTTTTTTATGCGAATATAATACTACGCAAAAAAAATCCACCCATTGGACTTCATTCTTTTGTTTTAGTTTTTTATTTGTATTTTTGTGTTTTAATGGATAATCTGTTCATCTGTACAATTAGAGGATATTTTATTTACTCTTCATCTGACTCTACCGCCTCCTTCTTAGCAGGCTTCTTGGCCACAACCTTCTTCTTGGGCTTGGGCTCCTCTTCAGTGTCGCTAGAAGCCTTTGAAGCCTTCTTGGCTACAACCTTCTTTGCTGGCTTCTCCTTCTCCTCTTCAGAGTCGCTAGCATCCTTGGAAGACTTGGCGGACTTCTTCTTATCCTTCGCTACCTCGCGCTTCTCGCGTGCAGCGGCGCGCTTCTCTGCGCCTTCAGGGTCATCCTCGTCCTTGCGGCGACTAGCCTCCTTCATTGCATCCTGGCGGGTTGCCTTGGGGTTCTCTTCTTTGAGCTCTGTCCAGACTGTGGATACCAGTTCATTCCATTGCTTCATGCTATCCGTCTGCTCGCGCTTAGCCTTTGCAGGCTTCTCGCTGGGAGCAGTGGTGGAAACTCTCTTACCCATAGTCTCAAACTGCTCGTCAACGTTGGCAAATGCCTTCTTGAGCTGGTTCTGATTCTTGGTAATACGGGCCATGATACGCTCTTCCAGAGAGGTAAGAAGTTCATTAAGCTGGTCAACGGTAATAGTGGACATCTTTCTGGGGGGGGTCTTGATTTACTTGTAGTAAAGGTCTTGAATACGCTGTATACGCTGTTCTAAAGCTGACTGTAGCTCTAAATGTGTTTTAAGTCAACGGCTTTGGAGAACCCTCTATAAATCAATTTTTTTTTGAATTTGATAGTTGTATATATGTGTGAGATATACCTTATTTTGCGCCCTTAATAGCGTGCGTGCGCATGGACGCATGGAAGATTATTTAGATATGTATATAATCAATTATCATATTCTAAAAAAAATTGATTATAAGAGGCCCTCTGTTAGAGAGTACCCTAAAGTGTAATAATGGTTGTAATTATATGAGGGTAAACAACCCGCGAGGAACTTATGCTGTGTGCAGGTGTAAGGGAGCGTAACGCACCACATAACCGACCGTTATGTGCATATTATAGTAGTGAACATACTGGCCATATAGTTTGCTATGCAATTTTGAGTATTTAACCGCAATCGTCCATTTCCGCATAATTAATCTAGTTAAGTTTGAACAGTTCATCCATTTCCGCATATTTAAGTTTGAACAGTTTGTCCATTCACATTTATCCATTATATCCCATATTCTATGTCTTATAGAGTATGGGATATTTTTACCTGTATTTTTTAATGTTAACTATATATACCAAGAAAAAATTGAATAATAATGTTTACATATTTTTTAGTACATCTGCCTGTATATCTCATACAACTTGAATCAAGACTTTCAACATGGACACATTTGACGCTGACACCCTCAAGACTCTCAGGAATAACATTTATAATATCACATATAAGTATAATACATCAGATTACAATAACAATATTCGTTCTCTCATTCAGCATGTTATTTACTATCTCAAGACTCCTCAGGAGCTTGAAGTATTGAATGACTGTTTGAAAATTGTAGAATACATTATCTATAACATTGAGACCGATTATGCTCATCCTGCATATAGTCTGGCAGATACATACAATTCAGTGATGATGCTTCAGAACCTCTCACGAAACACAATCAGTACCGCATGGGCTGCATATCTGGAAAAGTGTTGCAAATATACATACACTTCATTTAAAGAATATCTTGCTGGAAATATAATGTCAAGGTGTACGAGAACACTTAAATCAGTTTCAGCGGATTTAGGATGCGGTAACAGACATGTAATCTATGATACAGATGACTATAAGTACAAAACTACTTCAACTACCTCATCTGCATCTAGTTCCACTGTACGAACTGATGATATTAATAATGGGTATGATGGTAATGATGAATGTGAAAGCGAAAGCGAAAGCGACGAAATAATCTTTCAGAATCTTATCTCTCTCTGCGTAAGCCCCCCTCCTACTCACAATGAAGATAAGGATTGGATGGAAGTCTATTACAAATACAAGAAGTATAACAAGCTCTATGAGTATATGCACAAACACATTGATTCAATTGCATATGACAATGAGGCTCGTCTCAACTATACAACACTTCTTACGAGCATTAACAGAAATATTTACAACTTTGCTTCATTCCATCCCGAAAAGAGTTCCTATTACAGGCCTCTCTTATTCTAAATAAATACTATTAGAGTACATCCAGATTAATATAGATTTTTTTAATTGTTCTCGTCATCGTTATCACAAGAATCAGAATCAGAATCAGAATCAGAATAATTATCAAACTCACCATTACAACAAGCACAGTTCTTAATATCTTCTTCTATTGCAACACGATTAATTAATCCTTTTTCTATATCAATAATCCATTTACGCGGTACCTTACCTATCTCTTTTTCAACAACAGCATGCACTAATTTATAAAAAACATCTAGCGGTAACATACCCTGTGGTAACACATCTTCAATACTTCTCATAAAATCAACCATACGCGGCGATTCTTCAAATATAGGTTTACATATATCTACATGTTCTGAAAGCATATCATACTTCTCCAGAAAAGAATCCCATGTCATTGCAGCTTTCTTTTCAGGACTCACGTAATCATAAGATACTTCTTCATATTCTTCAAATGGCATATAACCTTCTTCATCCAGATACTCAAGGCCATAATACATCTGATATATAGACTGTCCATTTAGAGCAATAGAACGCATCATAAAATCTTGCTCATCTTCAATAAAATCGTCAATTAATATAATACGTGTAACATTAGGGAGTTTTTTTCTAATATATTCAATACATTCATCAAGCCATTGTTCATCTGTATGTTCTTCATTTGTGACTGTGAGATACCCTTCTGTACAATTAGAGATATCACAAGCGTTGAACTTGATAACAATTTGTGATGCACTTAAATCAGGAGTATCTTTAGATGCAGGAGCTTCAATAAAATAAAGGCATACATTTTGTGATAAATCATCAGATTTAACTAGACGTATTAATTGCATACATCTAAATTTACTCATATCTTCTTTCTCTTCTTCAGTTAGGTCTTCATATTTATGTCTAAAAAGTGAACCTAAATTAAAAGACATATGCATAGACATTATTAATAGTTTATCAATAATGTATGTGCTTTATATTACTCGTTTATTCTTCATCGGATGTCATTAAATAAATTGCAACAAATGCAAATAATATACCTAATAGTTTTTTATTTGATACCTTTTCCTTAAAATAAAAGAGACCAGTTGCTGTTACCAAAATATCACTAAAAATATCCCACATCAAGTTCATAGATATCATAGAACTAAAACTCAAGCTCTGTAAAAATATCCATGGCTGTATAGCATATACTATAGTCGGAATAACCATCCATGTAATACTTTTCAGCCATCCAGTACTAACAGATTTTATAACACCAAGCATACCAACATCAATGGTAGCCATTAGTAAACCAAATAGAATAGGAATATATTTCTTCAACATTTGCTATTAGGTGCATATATTTAATCCCAAGTCCAAGTAGGTTGTTTAGGATTATTGAAACAGAAGCTGTAATCTTCACCCTCGTTCGCAAATGCATGTACAGACTGCTTGCGAGAAAGAGAATCAACTAAAAGTTCCTTTACATAACCTTTAGGGAATTGCTCATCATCCGTATTAGGTTCTCCCATAATTTCAATATGCCCATGAACAGTTGCTTGGAGAGATTCACGACCTACGTGAATATAGTCAATGACCGCGACAGCATAGCTGCCAGAACCAAGTGCTGTGTTTAGTTGCTGTGAAAAAAGGTTTCGGGCTGCAGTTGACAGCAAATAGCGCCGAGCTGCGTCTGTGACTTCAACAGGAAGCTGTGAGATTCTGACAGCTGGAACATTCTTACCAATAAATACTTTAGGATTCATCATAATTGTAAAAGTTTCTCCATGAAAAATATAGGGGCTTTTCTTTGCAGATTGCTTCTTTGCAGCTTTTCCTTTGGCTGCCATTTATATATATTTTCATCGTATTGTTATCCATTTAGGTGGTCTTGTTTGAGTCTTATTGTCCATAATTAATCATAATATATACAAGAATACTAATATAAACAATTAGGCCTGCAACGAGAACACTATCAGAAATCCACTTTTCCTTCTCAACTGGTGCAATCATAAATGCACCTTCATCTTCAAAACCAAAACGCCTATAATAGTTCTTCACGCCAATTCCAGAAATAACAGCAATCCTAGTATAGCCATTTTTAGCCGCAATTCTAAACGCCTCATTTACAAGTTTCCTACCAAACCCAATATGCTGTACACCTGATTCGTTTGTATGCGTTGCCTTACCAACTTTCTTCACACTTCCATATACATGTAGTTCGCGAATAAGAGCTGTATTCTCCAACTCTGGAAAGACTCCTCCTGCACCTGCATTAGATGACAGCCTCAATCTCAGGAATCCAAATAGAATACGTTCATCATTTGTTTCAAATGAAAGGAAATACTCTGTTCCTCCTGAAGCTTCATAGGTACGAACACGCAGCACAGCTTCATCTGTTGAAATGTTACGCTTCTTTACTTCTCTATTACGAATATCCATACAATAAAGATTGCGGCGCTTCATTTCTAAATCTATTTTTTGACGCATAGAAATATCATAGTTTCCACCACTAATATAATCTGTGGGAATATCACGAACAACGCGATTCAGGCGTACCCATGGTTTGACATTCACATGAACATCAATTAATAGGTCAATTAGAGGTGTATGTTTTCTATGATCCATATTCTGGTCTCCATATGTTTTATAGGCGCCATTTTCATATTCAAGCTTGAGGCGAGTCCAAGGAACAACTTCGCAAGGATAGATTTTCCATTGGTCTGCCTGCCAATCTGGATGATTAATAACGAGGTCAAACATCTTCTTATCTTCTTCTACCATGTCAACACTATAATCAATATCAGATGGTTCATATGCTATCTTTTTATTGCGGTCTGCATGCGGCAGCAAAGGTTGGGGCAAGTCAGGCATTAAATGAATATCTACTTTGAAGCAGCAATCCTTTGCCATCTTAATAGCTTTAATAGCATGATTAGACGAGCAACGGCGATTGATACGTTCCAAGATGTGGTCATTTGTATGTTGTACACCCATTTGGATACGTGTTACACCTAGGCGACGAAAGTTCTGGAGTTCTTTTGCGTTGATTCGGTCAGGACGTGTTTCCAACGTAAGCCCAATAATGCGACATTCAGTTGTTTCATTTAGGAGTTGTTCCTCTTCTAGTGTTCTGGGTGTCCGATCTGCGTCACTATAGAACGTATTAGCAGCATAGAATACATCGCGAATAAAGCGGTCCTGATAATCTTTGGGGTAAGAAGACCAAGTACCACCGAGTACAATTAGTTCAATCTTATCCATAGGATGACCCATTGAAATATATTGTTGACCGCGGTCGCGAAATTGTCTGATAGGGTCAAAATCATTATTATTGGCGCGATGGACGCCTGGTTCTAATAGTAGGTAGGAGCGAGGTTGATTAGGTTCGGCTGGGCAGTAATAGCAATCATATTCGCAAGAGAATTGCTGTTTAGTTAGTACGCCATCTTTTTCAGTTTCAGGTTCAGGTGAGGTGAAGACTGCGATGACCATAACACCAGATTGGCTGCGAAAAGATTTTGTTTGCAGGATTTCTTCAAATCGTTTATCATATGCTGTCTCGCCTCGCTGTGCTGCCTTTTTGTATTCGTAAAGAATATTCATATTATTTGGAAAACATTTATTTTTTTTCTTAATTGCTGTTAGGATTCGTTCTGCTTCTTTTTCTGTTTTCATGCTGTCAAAATTAATGTCTTTGGACATGTCGCTGACAATTTTTTGAATCTTTGCGATTTCAATAGGGTCATTGGAAATCTTGAAGGGCTTAATAATATCCTCAACGTCTTGATTGATTGATGTTGCTGCTGCAGAACACGAAGACATCTTGTAGGGTGGAAGTAAGTATGAATACGTTATGTAATTATCCTAAATGTCAACAAACAGTTCAATTTTATTTTTTAATAACATCTACTCTACTTAAACTAATTATGATATAATAAAATATATTATGTTAGTTAATTTTTTTATAGTTAGGAAAACCTCTAATTCATCACCAATTGATGAAATGTATGAAATGTTTGGTAGTACTACTCCTAAATATCTTGAGTTAGAAGGAGGTGAACCTACTAAATATTTATTCTGTGTAAATTCAGATGATAGTTCTATTATTGATATGTGTAATCAATATAAATATGAATTAATCGGTAGAACATTTGATGAAACAAGAAAAATATGGCAGAACTTATGTTTTACACTTACAGATGTCCCAAAAAATGCATATAACTCCAATTATCAAGTATCGGTTTCTTCTTCATCTGGAAAAATCACTTATAGTTTAATAAATAAATAAATTTTACAGCCTGTTAATTTATTATGTAGACTATAGAAAGAATTTAAATGCTTAAAGTTATTATAGTACTTATACGTATATGAGTATTATAAAAACATACGATAAGTTTGTTGAACCAACAAATATATTACAATTTAGTATAGGAGTGACTGCGTTTGTATTTGGGTGTATATTATATTATATATTACTTCAACGTGAGATGAAAAAATATATCTAGACCAGCAGATGACATATTATCCATGAATAATACAGGTTGCGTATTATTTTTACACACTCTCACATTTCCATCCATCGGTACCTCTTGGGGTTTTTTTACGCCAAACATAAATAAGTTCGCTCCTCTCTTTCTCTTCTCCAAGCTGTCTGCCAGCAGCAGCATTTGTCGGATGACGATTACTGACAGCCAACTTTATCTGCGAAGCGCGAACAGGTAGACAGCCTTTGACAGCATCGTACATATCTGCCGGCATATTCAATGCAAGAACACCATCAGTCGGCAGCCATTTCCAACAGCCTTGAACAACTTTACGCAAAAAACGGTCATAAAAATCTTCTTTTGATTTGTATGTAGGCATCTTCTCGTACTCTTCAAGTATATAGTAAGGCGGGCTTGTAAAGACTAAATCATATTTGAGTTTAGAAAAGTCAACCTTTTCAGATGGTCCCCATATCATATTAACCGCAGCAGAAGAGTCGTATGTTTTCACTATTTTATTATAAGCAGTTCGCATATTTGTATTAGTATCAATACCTGTATAGGGAATGCCGGCAGCCATAGCAGCAAGACAGCGTCCACCCCAGCCTGCACTAAAATCTAAAACTCCCACGCGGGGCTTAAAGCGACAATAGACTTTTAGGGCTTCGGTTGGGCGGAATTGGTTAATGGACCCATAGTAGAGTTGAAAGATACTATAGCGTCTTTTAAGGAGTTTTTTGCTGTCTTTAAAGAGGGCATCGCCATTTATTTGCCGGATTTTACCATCAATATAACGTAGTGTTTTCCGTTGTTTAACAGCATTTGCAAATGATATGTGTTTTTTTGTTTTTGCTTTTAGTCTGTGCTGAAGGAAAAAATAGTCAAGCGCAGCTATACCAGCGCGTCCAAGTGGAGCAGCCTTTTTGCAGCCGACAGCTATTTTTTTGAGGTCTTCGTAGGATTTGACAGCATCTTCTTTGGTAATGTCTCGCAGCTTTTTTGCTAGACTTGCTGCTCCATTTGCTCCTGCTGTAATAGCACCTCCTTCTTGACAGCTTCCACTACATCCATTCATTTTATCATCATTAGACATCTTCTACTGTATTCGTATTTATTTGTTTATATGTGTAATCATAAATATCAACAGCAATTGTTTTATTATTTATATTTTTAACAGCATCTAATGGGGTATAAAAGGGTAATACTGAATCATCATCATCATCATCATCGTCATCATTATTGTCATTTTTTACAATTCCTAGCTTAAATGCAATATCTGCAATGTAATTTATAATATCATTAGATGTATTAATATTCAAAGTAGGGGAACTTTTAATATAAGCAAATAATGCAATAGCTAGACACATTACAGCAAAGAATCCATAACTTGCCTGTTCACATTCTTTTATAAAATTAATACCAGGATGAACTTCACCTTCAGTTAAAGGGTCAGTAGAGACAAAATCTTCATAAGGTGTTGCATTAATATCATATATAAGTTCATAATTTTCTCTCAACATTTTTTATTATCGTCAAATGGCAGCGTCAAAGGTCTTGAATAACACGTAATAGTACTTATTAATTACTATTAGATGTTTACTTTTTTCAATTTTTTTTTGTTTTGTGCATTTAATAATGCCATCTGCAAGATATAACTATGCGAGTATGCGCCGCTTAGCGCATTTAAATCATTCTCCAAAGGCAACCATTATAAACTACATGAGGCTTCTTGGAATTCCACTCCTTAGGATAAAGAACACCAATTACACGAAGGGGCTGATATTGTCTATGAACACTTGTAGTAAATGACCTAGTAGAAACCCTGGTTCTAAAACCATATTCATATTGAAGAATATTACTCATTGCTGTAAGTCTAGCAGCACGAGTCTTGCTTCTTGTAGTATATTGAGAACGAGTCATAGTATATTACCTAATAGTATTAAAAAGGCTTTATATTCTTTGTAGAATCATGATATTGTTTGATTTATATTTAAAGATTCATGACAATTACAATAGATAGATAAAGTGCGACTAAAGCAACTATGTCGCCTGAAACAATTATATTGATGATGGCTAATGGTAATATGGCGAATATGTCTATATGGATTATTATGTATTTTACAATTAAAACGCTAATTGAAAATTATCCAAAAATTAAAAAACTATCCTATTTGCTGATGCGTAAAAAAACAAATGAATATATGAATATGTATAAGTTTACAAATAGGGTATCAACAAAGAGTGAAAATGAAATCTGTATGCCTGATAAAAATATTTTAGCAATTTCGTATTATATTAAAAATAATATTAAAACAATTAAACAGCTTCAGATTATTGCATTAGAAGGACAGCGTGATGTATTATATTATCCCTCCAATGGTGAAAAGATTGACCTAACTGATATTATTTCAGTTATATGTGATTACAATTCATCAGAGAATGACAAGAAAGACACATCCGTTGAGACTATTCGGATTGAATTATATAGTAAAAAGAATCGTGAAGATATTGAGAATTTTATGAAGAATGCTATTAGTATATATGAAGAAAATCGTGCATGTTCTGATAATGATAATATTATTCAGATTACAACTGATTTTACTGGATTAAATGATACAGAAGTTCCGTTTAAGACTGAAAAGACTTTTGATAATCTATTCTTTAGACAAAAAGATGAACTTATGCAGAGACTCAAGTCTTTTCAGAATAGTGATATTTATTCCAAATTAGGTATTCAACGTTCACTTGGTCTTCTATTTAGCGGTGAGCCTGGTACAGGCAAAACAAGTACAATTAAGGCTATTGCGAAGCAGCTAGGTTATCATATTATTCCTATCCAAATGAATAAGTTTATGTCAAAGAAGCGTTTACAGCGTATCTTCCAGACATTGAATATGGGTACATGTGTAAATGATATTCAATTTAATAAGAGGCTTTATTTATTTGAAGAGATTGACTGTAATGACTGGGCTGATATAGTGAAAGCAAGAAAGATATCGGATACAGCAACTGAAAGTACATCAACGAGTTATGATAATATTTCAATGCCGGCTGCTATTGTTCTTGGAAATACAGTTAAGGATGCAAAAAATGATGATATTCTGACAGAAGGTAGTAACGATTCAGATGATTCTGACGAGTTTAATGCATTTAAGAGAAAACATACGAAAATGAATAATAAGAAAGTGCGGGAACTTGAAAATGATAAAGTAACTCTAGGAACTTTGCTAGAATTGATGGATGGTCTAGTAGAGTTTCCAGGGCGTATTATTATTATGACTACAAATCATCCTGAAATATTAGACCCTGCGTTATTACGCCCAGGGCGTATTGATATGCATATTCATTTTACAAAATTACGTGGAGTTGATATTGCGCATATTTATAAATTATGGACAGGATTTTCACTATCAAATGAAGATATTATGCGTATTCCCAATGATACATATACACAAGCACAGATTTCACAATTAATTTTCAAGTATGAATTTGAGCCTCATAAATTTATGGAGTGTATGTTTAGCATCGTGGAAAAAAAAGAGAATTAATGTGCTATTTTAAAAAAAATGATTTTTTCTTTTTGTCCATAAATGTTACTTATAATGTCAGATAGCAAAAAGAAGAAAACTAAAGTCGCACCCCCTAAAGAAGAATGCCCCGTTTGTATAGAGCCTTATACTGCAATTATAAGGAGAAGTATAACATGCCCTAAATGCCAACAGAGTGCATGTATTCAGTGCACTAAGCGCTATATTTCAGAATCATTAAACGAGCCTCATTGTATGCATTGTCAATTTGGTTTTACACGCACATTCTTGTATAATTCTCTTAATAAGACATTTATGAATCAAGAATATGTGAAGAAGAGAGGAGCACTTTTATGGTCCCGTGAAGAGAGTTATTTACATGAAGCTATGCCATATATTCCTGTATATAAAAGACTCAAAGAAATTGAATATACAACCGAAAAGAATTCAACTCTTGAAATAAAGAATGAGCAAAGAGAGATTAATAAACAAACTAAAGCTCTTTCTCTGAAATCAACAATTATTTATAACTTCATTTATACTTATATTTCTGATTACAAAATTAATAAAACATATAATGACACCTATATTGAAGTGTATAGAAAAATAGTAAGTGGGGAATATTCACCATATAATGTTCCTGTTAAAGATTCATATATTGCACAATATGCATTTGCTATAGATAACAGTGATGTAGAAGATATGGTTAAATTATATGATACATTTAAGCCCAAAATTATAGCTGAAATTAATGAAACTGGACTTTTTGAAAAAGTTAAAAAGGAACTACAAGACATTAAAGCTAAAATTGGTAATGAAATGCTCGCTAAAAAGAGGAAAAAACTAATGAATATTCAAACTATTAGAGGTGATGGATATTCTTATTCACATAAATATTATGCCAATAAAATTCTTCAAGGCACTTATGGTCTAAATTATCAAGCTTATATTTATGATTCTAAATCTGAAGAGTATAAAAAAGCTATGGCCGATAGAGGTGATCTAGACGGTTCTTCTAGTAAACCTGATGGGAAAAAAGAGAATGAACGTGTATTCATTCGTAAATGTCCTTCAAGTGACTGCAAAGGGTTCTTATCAACTGCATGGAAATGTGAAGTATGCGACAATTATACATGTAATAAATGTATGATAGTAGTCGGTTCTCATGAAAGTAAGTCAAGGCATGAGTGTAAAAAGGAGGATTTTGAGACAGCAGAGCTCATTAAGTCTACTTCAAAGCCTTGTCCCAATTGTGGTGAATTTATTCAGAAAAGTTACGGATGTTTTGCCAAAGATACAAGTGTTTTATGTTGGAATGGTACAAATAAAATGTCTCAAGATATTGTTATAGGTGATGAACTCGTTGGAGATGATGGTACTAAACGTACAGTTGTTAATACTATGTCTGGGACAGATACTTTATATGAAATTACACAGACTAATGGTATGACATATATTGTAAATAGTTATCATACACTTCTTCTTAAGCTTACTGGTGAAAATAATGATGTTATTGAGATTATTGTTAGGGATTATATGATGTTGCCTGAAAATATAAAGAAATACCTTAAGGGGTATAAGTGTATTTTACTTAGTAATGAAGATGATACAAGTATTTCTGTAAAAGAAATCGGTGAAGGACAGTATTATGGATGGACAGTTAATGGAAATCATCGTTTTATCTTAAGTGATACAACTTGTGTTAAAAATTGTGACCAAATGTTCTGCACATCATGTCATACTGGTTTTGATTGGAATACACTCAAAATTGTAAAGAATGAACGTATTCATAATCCTCATTACTTTGATTGGCTCAATAAGAATAAAGGGTCTGGTGGAGGATTGCGTGAAATTGGTGATATTCCTTGTGGAGGTATTCCTGATATGCCTTATAATAAAAAATTAGTGCATGATCTTCTATATAGAAATGGAGTTAATGATGAAACTATAAAAAAATATAATGAAATTACTCAAGGAGTTTCTACATGTTCTTTAGATATATTCGGTCGTGTTATTCCCAGATATAGAACAG